CGAGAGGCACGACGACTTCGCCCTTCGAAAGAGCAACGTCTACTGTCCCTTCATATATTTTACGATCTACACGACCAATGTCAAGTCCTTTTTGTACAGCCACTTCGTAGGCTTTCATCAACATCTTTCGTATGTCTTCACTACCGGCGATTTCTACGGCTGCTGCGTTGATGATAAACGTGTCCGGTGTGACCTTGCCGTTTTGATCGTCAGCTACGGTTTCGCGCTCTGTGAAATTCTCGGGTGGCCCCTCGACGAAGCCGGGTTCGAAGGTGCCCTGCGGTGTGTCGCCCCTTGCCATGCCGATGCGACCGCCGTCATTGAAGCCTCTAAATCCTCTGTCTCTTCCCATAGCTTCATTGGCTCTATCGACTTTCTCTCGATTTCTTTCTTCTCTCTCTCGATTTCTTTCTTCTCTCTCTCTTTGTGCGTCTTCACGTGCAGCAGCAAAGTCATCCCTATCATCGCTTTCGTCACGTTGCCGTGCTGCGGCAATCGCGGCTGCTTGTGCTTCCGCTTTTAGACGATTCGCTTCGCTGCGTGATTGACTTACAGACGGCACGAAGTCATCCGGTTGCGATGTATCTACTTTAGTGGTCGGCGTAGTGCCGTGCGTGCTTTTTACGTAGTCTTGATAAGTCTTGCCTCGATCATTCAAGGCTTTCGCGTATTGATCTGCCGGTACGTTCGCTGCCCGGAATCGAAATCCCTGACCAGCTTTCATAATACCGTCCGCATGCTGTTTAGCCCGTACGGCATTCATAGTGAAACTGTTGTCAGCAATCATCTCGTCTAGTTTACTTTGAAGACCTGCATCTATCATGTTCTGACGGAACTCGTTTTCACGCATTCGCTGTGCGGCTATAGCTCCGACTCGCATCTGACCGCCGCTTTCATCGCGCGTGCCGTGTATCGTTCCGTACGCATCCATGATGTGTCCGGATACTTGTCCGGCGGCTGCAACACCACGATTACCAGATCGTTTCATCAAATCTTTTTTACCTTGAACTGCATACGGATCGGTTGACGCTGCTACCATCTCCCTCATCGATCCCGGAATGAAGCCGAAATCCATCTCTCGTGAAGCGTAGAGTTGCTCCTGAGAAAAGCCGCCCAAGTTGCCTGTAAAAATCCTTTCACCCGGTGCGCGACTGACCGTCGCCCCGTTCAACTCGAACAAGTCACCCCCGCCAGTTTGCAGGATAGCCTGTGCGTTCTTTTTGTTTTGTTTTTGAGCGAGGGCTGCGGCTCCGGCAGCTAAAACAGTAACAGGCCCGAGTGCTGGTGTGACTGCCGCTGTAACCATACCTCCCCCCTCTTTGAACTTCTGTTGCGCGTACTTTGAGAAGCCATCTTCTTTGACTGTGAAAGTCTCTGCATTGACCAAATCATCGAGATATTTAGACGGGTCTTTTGCGCTTACACGGTAGCCCGTACCCAGTTGTCCACCCTGCGATATCGCACGGAAAACTTGTGATGGATCGTCTGTCCGCTCACTGACAGGTGTGAGAATATTGGGTGCAGCTTGAGCGTCGTCATCATCGTCGTCGTCATCGTCATCAATGTCAGGTGCTGCCGACACGTCGATACCGGCAAAATCATACATGCTGCCACTCAAGTATTCCTCCATACTCAAGGGTGACGAGCGTCGTTGACCGTACACCTGCGTGAAGGGGGCGTTGTCAGCGTCAGGATTTGTTTGAGTGCTAGTCGCTCCAAATAAAGCGTTAGGATCGTATATCGGATCAGTCATTGTTCCTCCCTCTGCCGCCTTCATCCGACGACCGTCTGGAAAAAAAGCGTCCTGATATTTGAACATTTTATTGCCCTCTATCGGCCCTTTAGGCAGATTATCTTCATATTGGGGATCGAACTTAAAGAAATCTCTTTCGGCATCTGTCTGGGGAATTTGCTTCTGCTGATAATCGTATCCAAAAAATGTTCTGTAAAACTCTTCGTCAGACATCGTGTTTATAGATCGAGAGTCGTATCCGCGCCCCTCTTCTCTAAGACGATTTTCTAACTCGCGCATATCCATGTTTTGCTGTAAAATCTTAAAATCATCTGCCCTTGCCACCGGCTTTTTAGCTTCATCGTCCAAAACCGTATCTGATGATATACCCTTATCAGGATTATACGGTAAAAGGTTCTTCGAAGCCTTTCTAATCTCTGTTGCAGTCAAATCTCCTGACGCAACCATCTTCATAACAAAATTACGTGCTTCTTCCGGCATCGATAAAAACTGTTTACCAAGAACATCATACGCAACTTTAAAGGGGCTAACCGCGAAGTTTTCTTCAACGGATAGTTTAGGATCACGCTTGGTTGCTGATTTTATCTTTTTTTCAGCCATTGTTTCGTACTACCGCCTCGTGACTACTCTTCAACTTGAGGAGCATTTCCAGTAAAGCCAGCTTCCCCTGCGTCTGGCGCAACTCCGACTCCGATTGTGCCATTACCACGGCCTGAATCGTCACTTCCCGGAGGTCCGCTAGGTACTCCTCCAGTCGGGGCCATTCCGGGCTGTTGAGGAGCGCCGCCAGCTTCCGCGCTTGCTGCTTGTTGAGCATTCTGCATCATCCCTTGTAACATCTGTGCGTAGAGTTGTGCTTCGTTTACGTCGTTGACGAGGCTATCCGGATCGATGTCCTGTGCGATTGCCAACTCTCGCATGAGGTTCGGCAGCTTCACAAACGGCGCAAGCATCGGATTAGCTATCGTCTGCAGCAACGAGGTGAGACGCTGGGTGCGTACCTCTTTCTGCATCACTGCCGCTACACCGCGTGGCTTGATCTCCAAGTCACCCTCGATGTCTTCCGACTCCATGTTGAACTGCATGTTCCACTGGAAGTACGCTTCACCGAGTGGCTTGAGAAGATGATCGTCGATGTTCTTGATGACCGTCTTCATCGACAAACCCGCACTGCCCATCAGCATAGACAGTCCTGCTGCTGTGCGTCCGGTGCCGGTGACCCCTGTCTGGCCGTGCATGATCGACGGTATGCCCGTCTCCTCGTCAGCAAGCTGGCGAGATATCTGGTACATCTGTATGTTTTCGGGGGCCGTGTTCGGGAACTTGAGGCCGTTGATTGCCGTGCCTGTGACACCCGACTGACGACGGAATATCTTACCGGGGAAGATGTCCATGTTCTGTCCCGGTACGAGTGATGCCTCGTCGACATCGAAGACAAGGTTGCCAGCGAGAGCGAGGTTGTCGATAGCCATACGAACGTGACCGTTCATAAGTAGCTGGGCATCTTCCATGTTCTCCGCGACACCAACACCCCAAATCTGATAGGGATTGATCTCGAACGGAAACGCCTGATACGGTATCCGCGCAGGAGTGAAAGGGTTGACTACACAGCGCAAGACTTCGTTGCCGCACACCCACACGTTGACCTGTAGCTGGTCGAACTCCGACATGTTTTTCGCTTCCTCTAGGCCGACTTCGTCAGCGAAGTAAGCATCGAGGACGCCCCAATACTCAAGGACTTCGAAGCGGTTCTCTTGGTAGTACGCTTCGGTTTCGTCCTCTCGGATCGTGTCTTCGTAGTATTTGTCAGAGTAGTTCGGCCCCTTCGCAAGGACATTTTGAATCGCTGTAGCGTCGAAGTGTGGCCGCATGATGAGACTACGTAGCTGCTGTCTATTCATGCGGTGACGCTCGATGACGTACTCGCAATCCTCTATCGACGTAGCTGACGGGTCAGGGTGGAAGTCCCAGAGCGAGACGGCCTCGATACGAGGCACAGTCTTTTCGTAGGGCATGTAGTCGCGCTCACCATCTTCACCGCGCTGCCACTTGTGGACACGCTTGAAGAAATTGAACGGCCCCTTGACGATGCCCGTGCCCAAGAGTGCGGATTCGAATATCGCTTTGCGGAATACATTGACCGCATTCGTGTCGAGGAGTTGATCGTGGATCAGCTTCTCCATCCGACGGGCCTGTTCCTTTGCCGGTTCGAACTGTGGCTCACCGACCTTCGCTTTGCCCGGAACGAGCATATCCCCGAACTCTTTTCCGTACGACCCCAAGACGTGAGAGTCGGACGCCATCAAACCTCCCGGAGCTATCGTACGCCCGTCACCGGGGAATCCGTACGGATCGCTGGGTTTGATTTCATCGACAGGCGTCCGCGCATGTGCGAACTCTGCGATGCCTTCCGGTACGGGAGTCGACTCGACAACCAGTGGGAACTTTTTGTTCGCAAACAGGATGTCGACGATCTGCCCGTACGCCGCAAGAACTTTCGTCTTTGTTATTTTTATGAATACCTTCGACCTTTCCGAGTCGCGGTATTGCGTCGTCGAATCGTAGATTCCTCGAAAGTTTTTGTACGCCTTAAGCCAACGCTGCTCGTACGAATATCTGCCGTTCTCTGCGTCTTTGAATTTAGACGTGACGTACCCGGCGAGACCGGGCATCTGCTCTTCAGGGGACGGGATAGGTACTGCCGTGTCGTCTTGCGGCTCTAGGAAGTTTTCGGACATCAGTAATCGCGTTCGTCAGCCATGCTGAATAGGGATGCGTCGACCGTAGTCTTGGTCTGCTGCTTAGGCATGTCTTCAGTGAGGACATCAGTCTTCGCACGAGTATCGAATTCGAGACCCTCGCGATAGAGCTTGTCCGCACCCATCTGATCGTCGACGCTTGTCTTGTCGGCGTTCATGATGTATGCCTCACCCATGTTCAAGTTTTGCATTTTTTCCTCCGTTAGGGTTTAGGTATGAAGCCTTCGTCGGCTTGCTGTCGCTCTCTTAGTTGTTGAGCGCGTAAATTTCGTCCACTGATGTTGCCGGTGCGTTCTCCGCTGAACGGACCCGTCCCGGACACTGTTCCGAGTGTGAGTGCGTCAGCTAAAACCCCGCCGATACCACCTGCGGTTTGAGCTAAAGTTTCTTTTGTGAATATATCCGCCATGCTTTCGGCACGACGGGGTTCGACTCCGAGAAGATCACCTGCAAATTTTTGACCTCGTTCGACTGCGATGTCAGCAGCACTTTGCCCCGGAGGTGATAACTGTTGATCTAGGACACCCGCAGCAAGTTCGAGGGGATCAGGTCCGGGAAGAATAGCTCCAGCGGCTTTTGCGCCTTTAGAAACAAACGTCAAAATGCCAGCAGCAGCAAGAGACTTACGATATGATGATACGTCGATGCCCTTCGCCTCTAGCATGTTCAGATACGCGGCAAGTCGTCTCGGGTTCTTTTTTAATTTTTCAAGTAACTCGGGGGATATAGCTGCGTCTTTTGCGTCACCCGTAGGGTTGATAGGACTCGACGCCTGTACGACAGGAGTCTCTATCGGAGTTTTAAAATAAGAAGAATAGCGAGGATCATCTCCGAAGATACGGGTTTCTGATGCAGCCTCAAGATTCATAACTCGATTGAAGTCAAGACCTAGATCACCTGCTGCGTCCTCTGTGAAGGCGGCAAAACGAGAAGCGAATGCCCGATCATCTTCGTTTACGTCGAATGGAAACGTGATCTGATATACTTCGAGTGATCCTGTCTGTAAATTTTTGCGAACACTTTTTAGCGTTCGTCCTTCTAGATACGCAAGTCGTTCTGCAGGTATGCTGAATAGACGATCCCCGAGCGTGGCGTGAAAGTTCCGCAGAAGACGAGAGCCAGATTTATTTTTTGCCAATTCAGGAGGAGTTAAACTTGTGTAGTGACGTTGGGTTTTTTCGTCGTAAATCAGACCGAAGTCCGTATTGTTGCCCACTTCGATGTCCCGCAGCACATCTGTTACATCGCCTGTTTGTAATTTTACAGGAGGCCTATTCCCCTTTTTACTGTATTTAAAAAATATCAGGTTGGGTCCGTCCGGATCGGCGAAACCCGCGTCGATACGCTCCTTCATAAACTCTTGGATTATAGCGTCCGCTAACGGATTTAGAGGAATATTGATTGCGCGACCTTTCGCACCACCAATATCTCCCGGTATGTAGAGGGCACCCTTCTTGGCATTGTAGTGATCGAATCGAAGGTTCTCAATTATTTCAGGCCGGACACCTGTGTTGAGAAGAAAGAGAGCTGCTAGTGTAGCTTTTCTTGTTTCTGGATTAGTAGCTTTCGCAGAAAGTTTTGCAAAGAATTCCTTTTGTATCTCTCTATCAGGATTGATAGCAACGAGAGATTCCCCTTTAGGAGGTTCGATCCTTCCGAATATTCTTTCGTTTTTATCGGACCTCACTGCCGAGTCAGGCATAAGTTCGTAAAGCTCGTCCGTAGACTTGAGTCCGGCTTTCAGGACGTTATGACCTATCAGGCGAAGATTTTGCATCGCCTTTTTAGTAGGTTGATCGTCTGCAGGACTGCCCTCAAATAATTTACGCAGAACCGTTTTATCGTTTTCGTCGGGAATGAATAACTGTACAGCCGATCCCGGCTCGTCAGCTACGTCTTTAAACATAGAAATAGTCGACGTTACAAATCTTTGTACGTCTTCCGGACTATCAAAACCTTTACGGCTTTTCGCATACTTCGTGGCGTAAATTTCAGCCGCCTGACGAAGTGTTAATTCTTTAGAGTCGAAATCCATAAATTAGTATCCGAATGTCGCGTCGTGGACTTGGTGGACTTGGTTCTTGATTGCGCCGAGTTGTTTGTGGATCGACGAGTATCCGCTCACTCGTGTCATCAGCATGTAGCGTAAGGCGTCGTACGCGTGATCTTCTGACTTCGTGTCTACGTCTTCACTGTTGCTTTTTGATAGGGGGATACCCGCAAGCTGCTTGATGATGTTCTGGCACGAGGAGAAGATGCGTAGGCGTGGTTCGTTCGTGTAGGGATCGTCAGCGAGGCGACGATGTATTTCCATCTTTCCTTGAATACGATTACGGTCGGATGGCGTCCACCGCACACCGACTCTCATCATCGTCTCTGCTATCGATGGGCCGAAGCCTGTCTTGTTCCAGCACGACGAGTCGAGGACTGTGTAGTACGGTAGGGGATCGAGTTGTTCTGCTTCTAATATTTTATCTGCTAACTCTTCTGCTGTCAAGTGTTTAGCATATAGCTCGCGATACACCCAGATATTATTATCCCAGTCAATAGCCCCCCACAAAACGCACGAAGGACTTGCGTAGCCATAGTCCGCCGCACGAATACGGGGCCAGTTGGTTGGAAGTTCAAAATGTTCGACCACATGTCTCGCTCTCGTAAACTCGGGGAAGGCCGCTCCCTCCGCCACATCCCAATCACCTTCGAGGAGTCGCCTTCGTTCGACATCCGGGAGCGACCTGAGCATAGCCTCGTATTGGCCGTCTGCCATCAGGTAGGGATTGTCGGTCAGCCTTGCCGGTACGAATTTGCGAAGGAACAGGGGCTGACCTGCTTTTTCGTGACCGTCAGGCCACAGGAATTCTTTTTGTGTTTCTATGTCGAAGGCAGGAAAAGACTTGTTTGGTTCCAAGCCATCGATATAAGTCTTCTTGACCCACCAACCACCCACTCCTCCGGGGTTGGCTGTGCAGCGCATGTACAGGTGTTGCTGGAGTTCAGGATCAGTAGTACGAAGGCGAGAACGCAGGTAATCCCAGACGTACGGTGTGGGATACTGGGTAATCTCATCGATGCCTATCCAGTTGAACGCCTGTCCTTGAAAGCGGGTTACGTCTTTGTCTTTGTCGAGGTACGTGAACCACATCGTCGCCCCGGACGGAAAGACCCACGTCGACTTCGACTCTCGGAACTTCGCACCGGGAAATGCTTTGGGGTAGAGTTGGCGGGATTTGTCGATCAGTTCGGTAAGTTCGTCGAGTGTACGACGGAGAAGAAGACCACGATGATTAGGATTGTGACAATAACGTAGCGGATCAGCAAGAAGTGCAAAACTCTTTCCACCACCGGCAGCACCGCCGTAGAGTACGTCTCGCTCACCCGCCGACAAAAATTCCGTTTGCGGACCCGAGTTCGGTTGAAAGACGACTTCACTTTCGCCGACAAGCTCCGATACTGGGTCTGGTAAAGCAGCCACATCCCCAAGATCGATTGTGGCAGAGGAATTGCCAGCAAGAGCGTTTTCAACTTTCGTAGCCTGTTCTTCGAGCTTTCGAGCATAGCGTCGTTTGTCCTCTGCTGCTTTGGTTGACTTCGCGGCACG